TGATCCAATCCACGAACCCTCGTGCCCACACGCCGAGCTGCATGCGGATCATCGGCCACGCTTCTTTCAGCCGTCGTGACACGGTTTTGATCACACCGCCCAAGCCTTGCTCGTCGAACACTTCGATCAGCTCGACGACCAGGTCAGCAGCTCGCTCGAAAAGGGGCAGCAGTTTGCGGGCGAGCCGCTCCTGAAGCTCGCCAAACGCCGCACGCAGCTTGTTCTGTGCTGCGGTGAGCTTGTTGCCGCCGGCAGCGTATGCCTCCTGCGCATCGGTCGACTTCTCAAGGATCAGCGCCTGCGTCGCCAGCGCCTTGTCCTGTTCGGTGATGGCGTCGCGGCCGTCTTGCTGTGCGATCGTCAGGGCACGCTGGTCGACCTCGGCCTGGTTAATTGAGATGCCGAGCGACTTGAGCGAGTCACGTTCGCCGAGCAGCGCCTTTGACAGAATCTCGGCGGTTTCTTCGACCGAACGCTGCCCGCCGGACCATTCCGACAACGCACCGGCTAGGCCGATGATCTCGGTTGACATGTTGGCGGCTTCGTCGGCCGTGAACCCCATCGGCTTGAGCAGGTCGCCGGCGTTAGCAGCGAGGCCGGCGGCCTGTGTCGAGGTGAGGCCCATGCGGGCAGCGACCTCGTCAGCCCAGCCCGTAACAGTATCCAGCGAGCTGCCGGAGAATACGGTGCCGATCTTCTGGTCGAGGGCGGTCAGTTCTTCGCCGACGTCGAACAGCTGTTTGCCGACAACGACGGCCAGGCCGCCGGCCGCAGCGCCCATGACACCGAAGCCTTTGACAACATTTGTCGACACAGTGCCGACTTTGGCGCTCAACGCACCGAGCTTGCTGTTGGCTTCGCCAATCGCCTTTTTGAACTTGCGCGCATCGCCCAGAATGGCGATGTTGATGACGCTTTCGCCGATTGCCATGCCGTGATCCTAGAACACTCGCTTGATGATGGTCCGCACCTCGTCGTTGTACCGATCGAGCACATCCTGCTGGCGCTCATCAAGGGCGTCATACAGGAAGGGCTGGGGACGTATGCCTCGACGAGCCCAGCCAAAATGGATTGCGCCGGCGTATGGAACGGATGACGGGCCGCTCTTGCGGTTGTTGCCTGCTTTGACTTCCGACTTTGTTTTGGTGCCGCTGCCACGAATGGATCGGGCGAGCCTGCCTGACCGTTTCGGAACTTTGGCTTTGGCTGTGCCTGCAACGTCATCAGCGAGCGACCTGTGCAACGCTTTCATGTCGCTCATGTCGTCGCCGACGTCTTTGAAGGCTTTGCGCAGCTTGCGGCCACCTTCAAGCTGGATCAAGGGGTCGCTCATCGCCTCCGTGCTGCTTTCTCTTGCGCCTGCTGACGCTCTTTCAGGATTGCCTGCAACGCACGAATGACGGCCGGGGAAGCGTTCTCAAGCTCGCTGATCGGCTGCCCGGTAGCGAGTGCCAACGACGCTATGCCGTAGGCGGTTCCCCTTCGGCTAAAGGGGTGTTGTTGTCGCTGTCAAACTCGATGTCGACAAGCGTGTCTCGGAACTTTTCCCAGGTCGGCACCACGAGCCCGGCGTGCCGGCGTGATTCCCACGCCAGCCACGCCACATGCTCGATTTTTGTTTGCTGCAACGCCTCGATGGCGCTTGGCAGGTTGAAGTACCGCTCCAGCTGGAGCAGCGTGCCCATGGTGGGTTTGCTTGTGACTGGCTCCGTCTCGTCGGCCAGTCGAGTTGAGATGGAGAGATCAAGCATGTCAGCTGGTGGTCACCGTGACTGCGCCGGACAGCGGCCAGGTCACCGACACGGTGGCCAGGTCGGACACGCTGCCGTCGATGATGGGCAGCTCGGTGACGAGGGCCGAGGCGGAGTGCTTCGGGTTGTCAGCTGCGAGTGCGCCGCTGGTCGGGGTCATCTCGACGGTGGTGACGGTGCCGAGGAGCGGGTACAGGGTCTGATACACGCTGGAGGTGGCGAAGTCCTGGTGGAACTCGATCGACACGCTGCCGTCCTTCAACCCACCGATCCTCGTCCGATTTGCAGAACCCATACTGGTCGTTTCGAGCTCATCACTTGTCTCACTCCACGTGATTGACGCCACGTGATCAGATAGCGAAACGCTGTTCACTGTGACATCTACGTCGTTTTGGAGAAAAACGGCCATCAGTCGGCCTCACTTTCCTTGTCGGCCTTTCGGCTGTTTTTCGGTTTCGCTTCGGCCAGGTGGCCTGCTGCGATCAATGCGGGCACGTTCGCACCTGCGAGGTCTTCGTCGGTCACAGTGTCGCCGTGCTCATGGCCGACGAGCTTGTGTGACGTGACGGTGTAGCTGGTCATCGTGCGTAGACCTCCACGAGAAAACGGGCACCGATGAACTCGGTATCTGCAAAGGCTACCACGCCGTAGTCGACGGCCTGGCGAACCTGGCACGTCGTCGCTGCGCCGCCAAGGGTCGGGTCAGCCTCGACAGCTGCCGGCACGCTGTTAGCGCCGCTGATGAGCTCGTCGAGGGCGTCCTGGGCGAACTCCTCGGTCATGGACTGCACTGCGCAGACCAGCTCGAAGTTGAACACGGTGAGCGAGCCGCCACTGCCGATCATGCTGTCGTGATAGGTCGCGACAGGCCGGCCAGGAACGACCACAGCCGCCGGCGCAACGATCCGGTTCGGGACGGTGGCGTGCACAGTCAAGAACGTCGGCACAGTCTCCAGCTGTGCGGCGAGGCCGTCACGAATGGCGGTGTAGTCGGCCATCAGGCGGTCGCGAGCCGCTTGTATTGCTGGAGCAGGGCGGCGACGTCGGGGTCTTGGCGGCTGATGCGGGCGATTCCGTAGTCAGCGAAGCCGGTCATGATGCCGAGCGGGGACGCTTTGCGCTGGTACAGGCGTGCGGCGAGGATCAATGCGGCCTGCTGCACTGCGTAGGGCACGGCTGCGTCGTTCTGGTCGCCGTAGGCGGCCGTCACTTGCACGGCTGGCCGGCCGGATGCGTACCGGGGCCATTCGCTTGACACGTTGAGCAGCGACGTAAACGGCGGTTCGTTGAACGGCTGCACCACAAAGTCGGTGGTGATGGTCAGCGTCGTGTCGTAGGTGCCGTCGTTTGACGTGTCGGTTTTGACGACGAGGCCGGTGAGGGTGTGGAACTGGTCGACGTAGAGCACATGCGGGTCGTCGGCCCGGTACACACGCGCCTCAAGGGTGGACTCGAACGTCGTGTTGGTGTAGCCGTCGACCAGGTCCTGGGCGGCGTTGATCGCTGCGGTGAGTGGCGTGTCCTCGGACGTGGTGCCGCTCGGAATGCCGAGGTAGTCCTTGAGCACGCTGAGCGACGTGTACGCCATCGTCAGGCCTTCTTCGCCTTCTTGCTGGCCTTCTTCACCGGAGCGGGCGCAGGCGCAGCAGCGGGAGCCTTGACGGGCTTCTGAACACGGCTCGGGGCCTGCTTCTTCCAGAGTGCATCGGACATGGCGAACTCCTCGAGGGTTGGGGTGTCGGCCGGGCCGGGACTGGTACCGGCCCGACCGACGAAGGGTGACCTACAACGAGGTCATGGGGGGGATTACAGCGTGGCGTTGAGGCCGGTGCCGGTGATGACGGCGACGCTGTTCGGATCACGCACCAGGAAGGCGCTGTAGCCGTAGGCCACGATCCGGACGGTGAGGGTGCCGGAGCCGACGCTGTCGTACTGGACGACGAGCGGCGAACCGCCGTTCTCTTCCCACAGGATGACGTCGTCGGAGCGCATCACGATGATGGCGTCCTCGTCCGTCCCGGTACCGAGGTTGGTCGGGATGTTGGAGTCGGTGACGACGGGCAGGCCCGCGATGGACATGGTCGGAGCGCCGTACGAGAGCTCGCCGGTGCCGAGCACGTTCGACGCCGTGGCGACGACGGGCTGCATGAGCGGGCGGTTGCTCGAATCGAGGCTGCCGGCGATGAACGCCGCACGGCGGGGGTGCATGACCACCACGTCGGGCGACAGGAACTTCGACGTCTGCACGGTCGAGATGGCCTTGACGACCTGCTGCCAGGTCTCCGCACCGGTCGGCGAGGCGTCGGTGTAGGTCACCGAGCCGATGCTGGCGGTGTTGAGGATGCCGGTGGAAGCGCCGCTGGTGCCGTCGCCGTTGATGATGTTGTTGTCAAGGGCGGTGGCGTAGCTCATCGTCAGGTCCTCGATGAGGAGCTGGTCGACGCCGATGCCTCGGGCGAGGGCCTGCGCCGAGAAGTCCTGCATCCCGGCGATGGTGACGACGTCGGCCGTCTGGAGCGTGTCGTCGACGGTGGTCTCGGAGACAGCGCCGTTTTCCTGCTGGACCGCGGCCGAGCTGGACGTGGTAACCCGTGACAGGTTCACGGTCATGCCCGACTCGGTAAGGGGCAGGTTGCGCACAGCGTTCGCTGTGGGGCGACCGGCCTGGGCCTTGGCAACCGCAGCGTCAATCAAATAGGCCGGCGGAACGAGGCCGCTGACGCTGGCGGTGGTGCCGTCACGGTTCTCGACTGCGACTTCCTGCATGTGACGCTCAAGGCGCTGACGGGCCGCGATGTCGTTGCGGGACTGGGAAGCGACGAGGTCAGCGAAGAACGAGTGATCGCCACGCTCGTGGTAGGTGACGGGCTCGCTGTTGACCTGGACAACGCCGGCGGCCGCACGGGCCTCGGGTTCGTCGGTCGCAGCAACCTCGGCACGGAGCTTCGCCGCTTCGAGGTTCTTCACCTGGATGGCACGAAGCTCGGTGATGCGCTCGTCGAGGGCATCGGCTCGGGCCTTGAGGTCGGCCAGGTTCTTGTCTTCGGCCTCCGAGAGGTCACGCGCCTCGTCGGCTGCGCGGGTCAGGATGCCGTCGACAGTTTCGGACAGTTCTGCTCGTTCTTCGACGAGCTGGTCAAGCAAACGCACGGTTGCGCCTTTCTTGGAGTGGGTGGTGGAGTGTCGGGTGCTGGCCGGGTGCCCGTAGCTGGCGGGCGGCGCTTCCAGCGGCGCAACGTGGGTTTGGGGTGAATCTATCAGATCAGTCGGTCTGGTAAAGGATGCTCACGGTTTGGTCGGCGTTGCCGGACACGGCCCACAGTTCTTCGTTGGCCGGGATGAACAATTCGAGCAGCAAGTTTTTCGGGATTTCGAGGCCGTTGCTGGTCGTGACGTCCGAGCCGCCGAGATAGACCGGGTGCGAGCTGTCGTCGTGGAAGTAAACGTGCCGGTTCGTGTTCTCGTCATCGAGGATGCGCACAGCGGTGAGGCCGACGGTGACCTGCTCGGACTTCATCGTCATGCGAAAGCGCCTCGCCAGCGGGCGAGCCTCGGTGCGATCTCGGGGTCGTCGGCGTCGAAGTGACGCACAGCGAGCACTCGTGCGCCGTCGTAGGCCGGCTGCGCTACGAAGCCGACGTGGTCCATGCGGGCCTCGACTCGGACGACGTGCTGCCCGGTTGAGCGTGTTTCGGTGCGGGACCGTACCGGGATGAAGCCGACCGAAAGGCCGGTGACCATGCCGTCATCGGCGAGGCTGAGCACTTCGGCGGCTCGTTCGGTGCGGGCCATGCGGAAGTCAGCGACGAGGCCGTCGACTGTGTTTTCCCAGCCGACTGACGTGCCGACGGGCAGCGTCGAGCGTGACTCGTGCTGCTGGTACAGCGGGATACGGTCGCCACGCTCTTGCAGCGTCTTGGTGAAGGCGGAACGCTCGAAGCTCTCGGTGAGGCCGTTTGGCATGCGGTATTCGCCATCCCACGGCACGACGATGCCGACCAGATGACGGAACCCGTCGTCGTCGGTGCGTGTCTCGATGCCGTCGAACGTGACGGTGCGTGTTTCGATCTCGGTCACGTCAAGCCCTCCAAAGCTCGGACTTCGTCGATGGTGAGGAAGCCGGCCCGCAGGCCGGTCTCATAGGCGTCGTATCGTGTTTGTGTGTCTGCTCGCAGCACAGCGTCGAAGTTGAACACGGCCCGCTGACCACGGGGCAGCAGCGTCGACAGCGCTTCCTCGATCTTGATCGCCAGCGGCCGCAGCGTGAACCGAACGAAGAACTGCGAGTCCTGCTGGACGTTGCTGTAGGTCTTGGAGTCTTGCGAGGGCACGCCGACGAGGTGCGGCGGGACACCGAACAGGGTGCACATTTGTTCGGCGTTGTAGCGACGTGAATCAAGCAGCTCCATGTCGACCGATGAGAACTCAAGCGGCTGGTACTTGACGCCGCCCGACAGTACGGCCGGGCCTCGTTGCCGGCCGCCGTTGCCAGCGATCCACGCCGCTTTCAAGTCTTGGGCCTGGTCGCTGGTGATCTCGTTTTCGGAGTGCAGCACGCCGTCGGGCACAGCGCCGGTCATAAACGCTTCGCCGGCGTACTGGTCGGCTGCGAGCGTTTGGGCGATGGATTGCGTGTTCCATTGCAGCGGGCCGTATCCGACGACGTGGCCAGGCAGGGTGAAGTTGCGGATATGGAGCACGTCCTCGGGGTTCAGGACGTTGCGGGCGGTGCGGTATTGCGGCCGGCCGTCGACGACGACGACCTGGACTGCCTCGGGGTCGAGCAGCACGACGTTGTTGACGAAACCGAGGCTGTTGCGATTCCCTGCGAGGAGATACGCGTTCCCGTTCACGAGTAGCGACGTGACGAGGGCGGCCATGAACTCGGAGCGGGTGCGGTCAACTTCGGGAGCTGCGAGCAACGGCGGGGTCTCAAGGATCTCACCGTTGCGTTCGACGGCTACGGGCAGCGAGCCGATCTGGTCGCTGATGAGGGCGACGCAGCGGTTGGCGACGACGTTTGACAGCAGCGTGGAGCGTGTAACGGTGATCGGGCCGGTGATCGGCTGACTGACGGGCTGCCTCGGTGGAAGCGAAAACGCTGTGTTGAAGCGTTCCTGGCGACGGATCAGGTCGCCGATCATCGTTCACCAGCCTCGACGGCGGCCGACACGATGACGACAGCGATACCGACAGCGAACGCTGCCGGCCACGCTCCGAACTC